TTATCGGGCTTTTTTCTTTTCGTGTTGCATTTCGTGTTGCATAAATGCTAAAAATTCTATTTTGCTCTGTTCAGAATCCTCTTTTTCGTACAGAAGAAGCCAGGCTTTATATTTCTTCTGGTCAATATCTACAGGATCATTTTCGAGTAAATTTTCAAAGTATCTGTCGATTGTATCATCTGCTTTGATACGACCATCTGAAAAGGTATGTGTATAGATTTGTTTCATAACCTTGTCTGTTTTCCAGCCGCCACGTTCCATGGCATATTTATCCGGGATGTTCAGCATATGCATGATAGATGCATTTTCATGTCGCAGATCGTGAAATGTCATGTGCGGGAGATGATTCTTTTTCAGAAGCATTGACCACTTCATATAGATAGCATGACCGCTTTGAGCGATGAGATAATCGTCTGGATCACCTTTTGGTATCAATTCCATTATGTATGGAGGGATGCGGTGTTTTCGCAGACGTTTGGCTGCTTTTCCAGATTCTTTCACAGAAGCCTCGCCATTAATGTCTACCACCACCCGGTCAATTCGCAGATAGCCGTCTTCAATGTCTTTATATTTGATTCCTCGAATTTCACTCATGGAAAAACTCAACCACATGGCAAGTAAGCACGGGAGTTCAATATCTGTTCCTTTTATGATCTCCAGAATTGTTTGTGGTGGGATCAATTCTTTCACCTTTTGGGGCACAGTTGGAAGCTTTACGCAATAAGATGCGTCTGGCATACAGGAATGGATGGCAGCGGAAATAAAGCCGTAGGTATTTTTTACTGTTTTTGGAGATATAGGCTTCGGGTTTTTCTTGTTTCTTTTTGACAGACGCTTGCAGTCGCGATTAACAGCATCTTGCAGATCATCAGATGTTATATCACGCAGTCGGGTGTCAAAAAGTGGTTTGTAAGAATCGTATTGATCTTTGCGGTAGCCCTGCATCGTAGTGCCGGATAATGCACTGTCAGATTTCTCAATATAACGCTCGATCGCTTCCGATAGTGTAATATTTATAGTGCTTTGCTTATCCTTACGTTTAGTGAGAAGAAACTGGTTAGCTGCCAATTCTGCTTCGTGCTTCCCTCTTTTGGTCGGATCATCGGAAGTGAAAGATTCATAGATCCGCTTATTTTTCCAGATTCCGGATTTTTCATCGAATATCTTTTCGGTATGGCTATATGCAAGACACCGCCATGAACCTGACGGTAATTTTTTTGCTGTTGGCATAATATCATCCTCCTGTTCGTAAAATGGGTATAAAAATACACCTATACAGGTGCTGGAGGATTGTGGTATAATCATCTTGCTTAAGGGTGATTGTACTGGTCCTCAGACCTGTATAGATTCACTGATCCGCTTCGGTGCTGGTAACACTGGGGCGGATTTTTTGTTTAATTGTTTTTAGATACTATCAAAATAAGTTTTGATTTTTTCAATGCAATCGTTTTTACAATTTCCATACATACGCTCAAGACTTGCACAAGAAGAAATTAATTGTACTAAATCAGCTTGTATGAAATCGTGATTTTCTTCGAATAGGTTTTTTGTATAAGTTAATATTTCAGTAGCAGAATTCATGCAGCATACAGACTCCATATATTCTTCTAACTGTAATTTGTAGTTAGAAAAAATATTGTCATTGCTGTTTTCAAGAATATCCTCTTGCTCGATATCCAGAAGACTATTATTGTCGGAAGCTGTTATGACTGTGTTGTCGGATATGTATTTTTTAATAACTACCTTTGCACATTTAATCAACGGAAGTATATTAAGTTCCAAACTGCAAGGAACAGGTGTACTGATGGAAGTAGCAAAGTTTTGTGCAACATCAAAATGTGAAAAACCTGTGTAATGTACTGGGTGCAATTCATCGAAGATATCAACAAGAAAGATATCAGCGAGAACACCAGTAATATTTTCAGATGATTTTCCGAATAATGTTGCAGTAATTGTAGATTTTTCAGTATCTGGCAATATCGTCAAGGACGATACCCTAAATTCCAAATCAGGGTTATAATTGATAACATTTATTTTTACAGGAACGACAGGTTCTTTCAAAGTGCTCTTTATTGTTACAGCAGTGCCGTTTGCGATTATGCCCATAATATCATGATCATCAGTGGTATAATCGATATCGATTCCGATAATTGCATTGGCACCCATTTGCTTTGCGTTGCTGATTAAAAGGTCGAGAGCATTTTTTTGAGCCGCTTCAAGTTTTTCAGAGTACGAAGATAAAAGAATAAAGTCAGAAAGAAACTTTGTATTTAAAGCGTATTCTCCTGAACAAAATCCTAAATAATCTGTAATTTCATAATTTTCAAAATTAAAACCGGATGTCAGTTTCATGGCTTGCTCTCCTTTATCTTTTTTAAGTCGTAACGCGGACCTTTGCGAATATCCAAAGTGTAAGGGTCAGGCATTTCATAGTCACCCCAGCATGTACGAAGGATTTCTTTAGGCGGTGTGATTTTTGCAGGTTCCAGCAACAGGAATTCTTGCTGTGAGAGCTGACGTCCGGCTTTCTTTATCATACGTGTTAATCGTCCTTTCATGCCGGCTTTTGTGTCATCGACTGTTACATTCATGGTTAATGCTTCTACACACACGGCAGCAGCGTTTTCGTAAAGCCCCTGTTTTTCATAAATCATAGCCAGACGTTTATAGGCAGGAACACACGGAGGAGAGTCTTGCTTATATTTTTCACTGATTTTCTTCCAGATTTTAAAAGCTTCAATATTATTTTTGCAATTTTGTATGAAAATTGAAGCACGTTCGCCCTCGTAGTCTTTCAAGTTATACATGACAGACCAGTCAGATTCTATTGCTTCCATACCTGAAAAATATTGTTCAGATATTTGACGATAATCTTCGTCTAACCAATAGGGTTCTTGCATATCGTCGTAAAATTCCATAACCTCTTTTCTCCTTTGAATACTTTTTCTTTTTCCGGAGATAATAACACCATGAAAATATTATTATCTCAATTCTTGGAACAGCACCACCTGTCGATCAGGCAGGCGACAATTATGACCGGTGTTCCCCGGTCTACGATCGGTGACATAGTGACCGGTCAGGTATGCCCTACTCTGGCAACTATGGAACAGTTGGCAGCAGGGTTGAAAACCACAATTTCAGAGTTGTATGACTCAGAATATAAGTGATTTTCAAAAAGCGTCCGGGATTCCGGACAACGCACAACTTTTTTCCTCCTGAAACGTTTGTTAAGATGAAAGGAAAATTTTACTAAAACAAATGTTCGAAAACAGTTGCATCACAAATATTTTTGTGATAATATAAAACTAAAGATTTTCGAACAAATGTTTGAAAAAACGTGATCGGGAGGTACATAGGATGAAGTACAAAAATGCAGTTTTACAAATGTTGGAACGAATAAAAAGTGAAAAATCATGGAAAATGATTTACACATTTGTAAAAACGATATTGGAGCAGCAGGAGGATTAGTCCTCCTGTTTTTTTATTGTCACAAAGCGTTGGATGAAAGATAGGAAAAGTTTTTTATCAGACTCATTAAGTTTCCAATAATCAATAATTACTTGTCGAGCTTGTAAATCCTTAATGCCTATTTCAGTAACAGCTTTTGTATATTCATCCTCTGGTAATTCTTCGGAATAAGGTTCGCCTTTTCCGGAAGTAAGCCATTCATAATTCACTCCAAATTCTTTACAGATCAACTTATATAAAGGTTCTTTTTGATCTGGGCGTGCAAGCATATTCAATTCTATATTAGCAATAACGCTTCTGCTTACGCCGAGACGATTGCCGAATTCGGATTGTGATAAATGCAATTTGTTTTTTCGTAAATCTCTTATTCGTTCATAAGTTTCTATTTTTATCACCTCCTGCGATTTCAATAGTAACACATAAAAATGTTTTGGTCAATACAAAAAAGGAACAAAATGTCATAAAAATGACTTGACAAAAACAAAACTAAAGTTTAAAATGTAGTCATCAAAACAAAAAAGGAGGCGAAAACATATGAAAAAAGCATTAACAATAACAGATGTAGAAGATGCAAAAAAAATTGCTGAGATTTTCGAATCTCTTGATATCAATGGAAAATTGCAAGCAAGAGCATATCTGTCAGCGTTGAGAGACAAAGAAATGTTGGAAACAGAGCAGAAAGCGGGGTAAGGATGAAAGAGGAACGACCAGATGTGCGAGCGTTCGTAAAATTATTAAAAATTGAAGATGGCTATGCAGTATGTGATGTGAGATTCAAAGTAGTAAAGCCAGATGAAGAACAGGAGGTAACAGACCGTTGATGAAACATTATATTTCAGACATCAAAAAGCAAGCCGAGAAAGTTACGACAGCGATCACAGGTGCGGAGATGCGAGAAGCAGTCTCGAGTGCGTTCAGTGATACCGCAACAGCATTAGAGACAATGGAAGAATCCTATAGAAAGCGGGGTAAGGAAATGTTGAAACCATTAGCAATCCTGTTGCTGTTCTGGATGGTGATTCTGATGATGAATGAATAGGAAAAGTGAGGTGATAAGATGCCGAAAAGCAATTTTTGTCAGCCCAAAACAGACGAGCGTCTTGATTTTCTGAGAGAAGCCGTTGACGGCGGAATGTCAAGAAACAAAATCAAAGTAAAAGAGCTTTCAACCAAAACCGGCATCAACAAAAGTACGCTGTATAAGCGAAGACGGCAGCCGGAGACCATGACAATCGGAGAGCTGTTAATCTTGAAAGACACATTGAAGATCGACAATCATCTTTTGATGAAAGCACTGATTGAAGGGAGATAAAAAGCAGATGAAAAGAAGAGAAACAGAAGTAACAGAAGAAGCGGAAGAAACAACAGGAGCGGCTGTACTCGCCCCGATTTTAGCCACAGCGGCAGCAATATTTGCCTTCTGGTGGCTGGGAAAATACAGCACGTTTTGTGAACGCGATATCGTTGGAACTGCCATTACCGTGTGGTGTGCGGTACTGATCCGTGTGCTGATGTTGGTGAGCAAGGAGGAAGCAGAATGAGCAAGATTATTAAGGTTAGTACGGATCTGGAAGTGACCGTGCATGATTTCCCACAGGGAACGATAAGAGAGCAGAATAGACAGCTCTGTGAGCTAATCGGGAACGGATGCGAGATGATTGAGCACGTCATGCCAAGACGACTGTATAACGAATTAGGGCATACGACAGAAGTTAAACGTGAAAACAGCAAGTGTGTGGCTATGCTGGTTGACGAAGAGTTTCTGCTCAAGAATAAACTTCAGCTTAACCCGATTGGCTGCTATCTGTACGAAACCGACAAACACGGCTCCCCAATCATGGGAAACATTTTGTTTGTAGGTGATACATATACAGGCGATGGCATTACGTTTTCAGGGATTGAAGAAGAGACATTCAACAAATTGTATGAGCAGTTGAAACAGCTGGCATGGAAAGCGGGGACAAAATGACAGCAGAAGAGAGAAGAAAATGGATTGGTGTATTACTGGATAAGGTACTGACAATTCATGAACAGGGAAAACATTATGTCAGTCTGGATATTAACAATCTTGATTATTCAATAATGGTCACCGTAACTGCAATAAAACATGGATGGGGTGCAAATAGAGGGTATGATTTCTATAAATACTGTATTATGGATCTTGGTACAAAAGAACTTCCAGTAATGGTCGAGTATCTGGACAGCCTGATCGAGGACGAGGAGGAAGCAGAATGATCGGAGTAAGCGAAGGGAAAGACATGGAAGCCAGAGCGTTCCTGGAACTGGCCGGGATTGATTCGGGCAAGTACAGGATCTGGCACCATAATAGCATCTATGTGCATGCAATAAATGAAGAGACGAAAGAATCGGTGATCGTTGAGAAAGCGACACTCGAGGTAGTAAAAAGTCCCGGTGCTTTGGCGGGCGATCCGGGACTTGAAAAATAATAACACAGCTCAATTATAGGGCAAACATAGGAGGTAAATCAAGTGAAATTACATAAATTAATTTCGACAGTAGATATGAGCCATGAAGAATGGCTGCGATACAGAAAACTGGGCATCGGTGGAAGTGATGCCGGAAGCATCTGCGGATTGAACCCGTACAGCTCTGCAATCGCTGTCTTCCAGGATAAGACGCAGAAAGAAGCAGAGGAAAAAGAAGACAATGAGGCAATGAGACAGGGAAGAGACCTGGAGGAGTACGTTGCCCGCCGGTTTATGGAAGAGACAGGAAAAAAGGTACGCCGTGCCAATGCGATCTATGGGCATCCGGATCATGATTTCATGATGGCGAACGTTGACCGCCTGGTAGTTGGTGAGAATGCCGGTCTGGAATGCAAGACAGCGTCTGCCTATTCAGCTGACAAGTGGAAAGACGGGCATATCCCGGAATCCTACGAGATCCAGTGCCACCATTACATGGCAGTGACCGGGGCGGATGCCTGGTATATCGCATGTGTGATCCTTGGGAAGGAGTTCATCTGGCGAAAGATCGAACGCGATGAGGAAACGATCCAGATGCTGATTGATATTGAAAGTGATTTCTGGCAGAACAATGTAAAGGCAGACAAGATGCCGGCACCGGACGGAAGCAAGGCGGCGGAAGAACTGCTGCAGAAGTATTACGGAAGTTCTGAACCGGAAAAGATGATCCCGTTGGTTGATTTCGATGAAAAGCTGGAACGTCATGCAGAGATCAGCGACCTTCAGGACAAGCTGGAGAAAGAGAAGAAGCAGATTGAGCAGGAGATCAAGGTTTATATGGAAGATGCAGAGATGGCAGTATCGGATCTGTACCGCGTCACCTGGAAGAGCGTGACCGCGAACCGTGTGGATTCGAAGCAGCTGAAAGCAGATTTCCCGGAAATCTACAAACAGGTATTGAAACAGTCTGAAAGCAGACGGTTCACCGTAAAAAGAGCTGAGAGAGCATAAGGAGGAAGCAAGATGGCAGTAAAAGACGCACTGGCAGAAAAGACCAGCAGAAAGAATGAAGCAGTGAAGCTGACAAAAAACATGAGCATTGCAGACATGATCAAGGCAATGGAGCCGGAAATCAGAAAGGCTCTGCCGCAGGTGATCACACCGGAGCGTTTCACACGCATGGCATTATCCGCACTGAACACCACACCAAAGCTTGCAGAGTGTTCGCAGATGTCCTTCCTCGGGGCACTGATGAACGCAGCACAGCTTGGGCTGGAACCAAACACGCCGCTGGGACAGGCGTACCTGATCCCGTATAGAAACAAAGGGAAGCTGGAGTGCCAGTTCCAGATAGGCTACAAAGGTTTGATTGACCTCGCAAACCGGAATGATAATTTTCAGACCGTTCAGGCTCGCTGTGTTTATGAGAATGATGTTTTTTCCTATGAATACGGTCTGAATCCAGATCTTCACCACATCCCAGCGAGAGAAAACAAAGGAAAACTGATTTTCGTATACGCTATGTGGAAAACAGTCAATGGTGGCTTTGGTTTTGAAGTTATGAGCAAGGAAGACATTGACAACCATGCAAGACGGTTCAGTCAGAGTTTCGGCAGTTCCTACAGCCCATGGAAAACGAACTATGAGGCAATGGCAATGAAAACTGTGATCAAGAAGTGCCTGAAATATGCACCGCTGAAAACAGATTTCGTTATGCAGATGAGCAATGACGAAAGTATCAAGAGCGAGATCAACGTCGATATGTCCGAGGTGGTCAATGAGCAGGAAGACCCGAACATCATTGACCAGGAGTATAAGGAAGTAGAAAATGAACAGTCAGAACAATAACGAAGAACCAAAGTTATTCACGTTCACCGTACCGGGCAAGCCGCAGGGCAAAGCCCGGGCGAGAACATTCCACAACAGCAAGAGCGATAAAATGAGCAGCGTAACACCGGAAAAGACGGTGCTGTACGAAAACCTGATCAAGACCTGTTTCCAACAGAAATACGGACAGAAACGGTTTTCGGATGATGCGTATGTAGCTGCTAATATCTTAGCTTTCTTCGAACCGCCTAAGAGCATCTCGAAGAAGAAAAGGGAAGACATGCTGACAGGGAAGATCTGGCCGGCAAAGAAGCCGGACAGTGACAACATCGCAAAGGTTGTGCTGGATGCCCTGAACGGCATCGCATACCATGATGATACGCAGATCATAAAACTGAGCGTCACAAAGGCGTACAAAGAGGAAGCGTATTTAAGCGTTACGCTGATGCAGCTCGATACATAAAAAGAGAAACAGGAGGCTGGTATGGCAAGGAAGAAGCAGGAAGGGAACCGCTTTTTCCGGATGGATGCAGACTTCTTCTCAGACAGAAAAATAAAGATCCTGAAAGCTCGCTATGGGGCGGATGGGATTGTCTTGTACCTGTATCTTTTATGTGAGATCTACAAGACAGGGTATTACTTACAGGTTGATGATGATTTTGAATACATCATCTCGGATGACCTGAACATGGATGGCAACAAGGTGAATCAGGTCTTGAACTTCTTGCTGGAACGGTCACTGTTTGACGATACACTTTTCCAGTCGGACAAGGTCTTGACCTCTGCCGGGATACAGAGGCGGTATCAGGCGATGGTGAAAGCCAGAGCCACGAAAACGCCGATCACAGCCGAAAGGTTCTGGCTTCTTTCGGAAGAAGAGACCGAAACCTTTATTAAAGTGAACCCTTCTTTAAATTCTTCTGAGAAAAAAAGCGATTTTTCCGAGAAAAAAGAGGATAATTCCGAGAAAAATAACACAAAAGGAAAGGAAAAGAAAAAAGAATATATAGATATAGATACGGCTCCGCCGGATTCCTATTTTTCTGATGATTCCCTGAACAAAGCCTTCCTGCTGTTCCTGAAGACCAGGAGAGAGGAAGGTGCAAGGATCACAGAAGAACAGGTGAAGCTGTTGAAAGAGGATCTTAAGGATTTGTCAACGGATCCGAGGGAGATGGAGGCGATTGTCAGAAAAGCGACTGTAAGCGGCTGGAAGAGCTTCTATCCAATCAAGAAGCAGCCAGCAGCCAAGAAGAAGGAAAAGAAAACCGTAAAGAATACATTCAATGCATTTCCGCAAAGAGACTATGATTTTGACGCACTGGAAAGAACGTTGAACGAGTAAGGAGGCAATATGGAACAGCTGAAGATTTTTGAAAATGAAGAATTTGGGCAGATCAGAACCGTGATGAGAGATGGGGAAGTCTGGTTTGTGGGAAAAGATGTGGCTGAGGCGTTAGGATACGGAAAAGGGAAATCATTAGCAAATGCCGTTTCTGATCACGTTGATCCAGAAGACAAAGGGGTCACCAAAATGATGACCCCTGGAGGAACTCAGCAGGTGACTATTATTAATGAGTCAGGATTATACTCACTCATTCTCAGCAGCAAATTAGAATCAGCGAAGCGTTTCAAACGCTGGGTGACATCAGAAGTGCTGCCAGTGATCCGCAAGACCGGGAGCTATGAGATGGACGACTATTCGCCGGAGATGAAAGCAATCCTGATGCATGATAAGAAACTGGTGAAGATTGATAACCGCGTGACAGATCTGGAGAACCATATGACGATCGACTACGGGGAGCAGACAGTTCTCGGCGATGAGGTCAACAAGGCGGTTCTGGACGCACTGGGCGGCAAATACAGCAACGCCTACAACGAGATCGGCAAGAAAGTATTCGCGGAGTGTAACCGTGACCTGAAACACTATTTCCACGTCAACGCCCGCAACAACGTGCCGAAGAAACGCTACTATGAAGTCTTGGAATACATCCAGGAATGGAAGCCCTGCACAAATACACAGATCCAGATCCGTGACTGCAATGCACAGGTGTGTATGCCATGAAAATAGTAGAAAAACCAGTTCAGATATTGGAATTGTTTGGCGGAATCGGAAGTCCGCGATGTGCACTCCGCAACCTCGGTATTCCGACGAAAGCAATTGACTATGTGGAAATCAACGAAAAGGCGGTACGTTCATACAATTCAATGTTCCGTGAGGAATTGGCATATAAAACACAGAGTGTTGTTGGATGGAATTTGAAGCCAGATATCCTAATCCACGGAAGTCCATGCCAGGACATGAGCATTGCTGGACACCAGGGAAAAGCAAGAGCGTCAGACGGAAGAATAAACCGTGGAAAAGGAGCAAAGCAGGGCAGCGGAACAAGATCAAGCCTGATGTGGGAAACAATACATATCATTGAACAGATGGGAAAATGGAAACCCAGATATGTAATATGGGAAAATGTCAAAAATGTCACATCGAAACATATGATTGAAAATTTCGTTAAATATCAGAAGGAGATGGAGCGATTAGGATACACGAACAGCTATGATGTTCTGGATGCGAGAGAATTTGGACTGCCACAGGCACGTGAGAGAGTATTCACAATCAGCGGCCTGAATGGTGAAAAGTTCGATTTTGACAGCCTGATCCGGACACCAATGCGAAGTATTAATGATTTTTTGGAAGATAACGAAAAGGTTTCAAATGTATATGATGTAACACAGCCGTCTATTCTTTCCTGTATCGGAGAGAAAAGTATTCGGAGAGCAACAGTCATTAAAGATTATGCATATACCATAACAACCAGGCAGGACCGCACACCAGCACAGGTAATTGACCGTGGAAACGGAAGATACAGGTATCTAACGGAGCGTGAATGCTGGCGGTTAATGGGGTATACAGATGCAGATTTTGAGGCAGCCAAAGCAGTACACAGACGCAGGGGGAGATATTATACGGCACTATATGCACAAGCAGGAAACAGTATTGCGGTTCCGATATTTGAAAGCATATTCAGAAAAATTATTCTGAATGAAAGTGGTACAAAAGAGGCACAGAAACCGATACCGGGACAGAGGACGATATTTGATTATCTGGAGGATGAAGAATGATTGTGGCGAAATTGGACGTAGAGCAGAGGTGCAAAGAATGTCCGATGTTCGAACCGGAAATGAAACACAGAAAAGCTTCTATACCAGGAAGCGTGAAATCACACCATATGCTGACGATCACGTGCAAAAATCAACGTTTTTGTCTGCTTATGTGGTGTTATCTGGAGGAGGAAAGCTGATATGTACTATGGATTTGATGATTATTTTGAACCAGGTGAATTTGACGAGAAAATCGAAGAGTTAAAGAATGAGCTTAGGGAATCGGTGAAAAAAGAAATCAACGATGAAATCGAGAAACTGCGTAAGGAAAACAAAGAATTACAGGGGATCAAGAACAATTTTGAGTCTATCAAAAGGGACTTTGAAAGAAAAAAAGAAGAATGCGAAAGAGTAATGAAAGACGCTGAGTATCGTGCAAAACATGCAAGGCTGGCAGAACTGATGGAGCAGATGAAACTTGTATTATGGTCAGTAACATGGGAAACACGATACAAGAGAAAATGTAATAAATGTGATTGCTGGAGAAACGTTAAGGTGACGTTGCCGTCTGGAAACACTGTTTCAGACACATGCATATGTGCAAAAACTGCACGTGTGTATCATCCAAAAGAAAATGTACTGTACGAAATAGCCGATAGAGGCCTTGATTTCCGTGTGTGGTATAAAGAAAGAGGAGACAAGGGGAAAGAATATTTTATAGCTGACACAATTGCTGTGATTCCGTCAAAAATCATAGATCGTAACAAAAATTTTGAAGAAATCAATAAAAAAGAGGTTTACGGAATATTTTTTACTTCTTTTGAAGAATGCCAGGAATTTTGCAGTTATCTGAATAAAAAAGAGGGAGTCGCGGGATATGACTACGACAGAGAAGGCAACCTGATTGCAGAAAGTACAGGTGAGGATAATGAATAAAGTCATTTTAATGGGACGGTTGACCAGAGACCCGGAGATGCGTAATTCTAACGGAGAGAGCAACACGGCAATTACACGCTATACGCTGGCAGTTGACAGACGCTACAAGCGTGAAGGCGAAGCGGGTGCTGACTTTATCAGCTGTGTGGCGTTTGGCCGCAGTGCAGAGTTTGCCGAAAAGTATTTCCGCCAGGGCTTGAAGATAGTGATAACCGGCCGCATCCAGACCGGGAGCTATACCAACCGAGATGGCAACAAGGTCTATACAACAGACGTG